TCGTAAAGGGCAGGACGAATAACCACTTGACTTTCGTCCAAGTAGACGCTACCGATTTCGCCACGCCTGAGTCGGCCGTCTCCGCCGCTACGACGATCAAGATCTATGGCAAGTTGCGGGCCAACGACACGGTGTATTTTGTGTCCAGTGGCGCGGGGTCAATGACGGGTGGAGATATTAAGCATGTCGGGGCCTCCGCCACGGGAATTTACACCGTGGCCCTCGTGAAGGCCGACCTCTCTGACGCCTCGGCCGCTTGGTACGACCAGTATATTATCGCCCTCTCGGCGACTGGCTGTGCTCGCCAAACGCTGGTGATTGACGGGGGCATCGACGAGAGCGCTATCTTGGCCATGTCGGCGCTGCTCTCCGACACCCACTCCGCCGCGATCTTAGGAGCCTCTCACGCCTCGGATGCTTATAGCGCCGCGCTGTTGATTCAATCTCGCCTGTCAGATTTAGATAGTCGGTTGGCGAGCGACTTTTCGGACGTGGTGTCGCAGCTGACGGTGGTTCAGTCAGCCGCTTCCGACGCGGCCAGTGCGGCGGCCCAGGTAAATAGCCGCGTTTTACTGGTCCAGTCGCGACTGTCGGATCTCGACAGCCGTTTGGCTAGTGACACGTCGGACATCATTAGTGGAATCGCGGCCCTCTCGGCTCTAGTCAGCGACACCCACTCCGCCGCCGGCGTGGGCAACTCGCGGATGTTGCTGGTTCAGTCCCGGCTGTCCGATCTCGACTCTCGGCTGGTCAGCGATATTTCTGATCTTCGCTCGGCCTTATCAGATGCGCACAGCGACTTGAAGAGCGCGATCGGGGCGGTTTCGGTCACGATTACCGCCAGCGACATTAGCGACATCGCTTCGGCCGTGGTGGCGGCTTTGCCGATCACTTCGGCGGTCTCCGACATCTACTCCTTGCTGAGCGACCTCAACAGCAACTTTCATTCACGAATTCCCAAGGAACCCGCGGCTCGCAGCCAGTTGTCCGACCTGGCGAGCGACCTTCTGTCCTACTTGACAGGCCTGTCGGGGATGCTGAGTGACACCCATTCGGCGGCCATCCTCGGAGCCTCCCACGCCTCTGACGCTTACAGCGCCGCCTTAATCGTCCAGTCTCGGCTCTCTGACTTAGATTCCCGGCTGGCCAGCGACACGTCGGACCTCCTGAGCCAATTGACGGTTGTGCAAAGTATGGCCAGCGACGCGGCCAGCGCGGCCCAACAAGCGAACAGCCGTGTGCTGATTAACCAAAGCCGCATCTCGGACGTGTATAGCCTGCTGAGCGACGTTTCTAGCGACCTGGCGGTCATGAGCGACGTGCTCTCGAACGTCGACTCGGTGGTCCGTTCGCCGATCTCAGCCAGTGACATCTCAGATATTGCCAGCAGAGTTATGGCTTTTACCCTGACGGCCCCCACGGCGGTCATTGGGGCTACTCCGACCGTCGGGGATGCGTTGGCTTGGGTGGCCACAATGAGCCGCAATAAACTGACCCAGACAGCCACCAAGCAGACTCTGTACGCCGACAATGGCACGACGGTGGTAGCCTCGGCCGTGGTGAGTGACGACGGGACCACGGCTACCAGGAACGAGTTCGGCTAGTATTTAGGTGGCATTTGGCTGTTGACACTAGAGACAAGCGTTTTTCGATGTTCAGCATGGGGCGGCCTAGCACGCCGACCATGCCAAACCCGGACGGCGCGTTTTCGACCGCCGCCGATCGTCAGCAGATCGATTTCCTGTATGCCGGGATCACGGCCACTGCCCCTCCAGGGACCATAGCATCCCTTACGGGCCTCGTCAGGCTCCGGCCGCATTTAGGTGGCTGGGGTGGTTTGCGGCCTTATCTGGATGGCTCGGTGGGCCTGAGAGGGTAAGATATGCAGCGGCAAGGAGGCCTGGCATGTCGATCCGCGGTGGGAACTTGTATGTGGGCGAAGATGCCTTAGTGGAGTGGGGGGACCCAGAGAACCCTGGGTCGGGTCTGTACGACCGCAACACCGGCTCGTTCGTCAACGACGCCACGGTGACATTCCAGCTGTACGCCGCCGACGGCTCCACGGCAATCACCAACGGCAGCGGAACCTGCGCCTACGTGTCTGGGACCCTGGGCTGCTACCGGGGCGTGCTAGAGGATAACGCGTCCATTACCTCAGGCACTGAGTACGTTCTGGAGGTCTTGGCCACAGCCTCCAGTGACCGGATTGGCCGCCGCCGGATTCCATACACTGCCAAATATCACGGATCAGATTAAGGATTGTCTAGATGTCCCCAGCCGCCTCATCTTCCCAGCCATTCTTTGCCGTGATTACCAGCGCCGGAGCCGGTGACGTGGAGGTTGTTGCGGCCGTAGCCGGCAAGAGGATCCGTGTCTTATCGTACTACATTCGCCAGTCAGCGGCCGGTACGGTTCGCTGGGAGAGCGGAGCGGGCGGCACGGCCCTGAGCGGCGTGATGGTGACTACAACCGCTGACTTGGTAGTAAGTGGCGATTACAGTCCCGTGGGCCATCTCCAGACGGCTGCCGGATCGGCCTTGAGTATCGAGGCCGGAACCGCCGCTGTCATGGGCCACCTTGTCTATCAACTCGTATAGCTGGCCTGCTTGGCTGGGAGTCTTAGAGCCGCCAGAAGTTGAGGGCGTGAACCACGTCCTCCTGGCGATCAAAAGGTCCGTCGAGCAGGTCCCGGTAGTACGCCCAGCAGCTGGGATTACGGCGAGCGCGGGAGACGACTAGATTGCCATGCTCCCGGACCAGCCAGTACCTGTAGCGGAATGGCCATTTCATGAGCTTTCTCCTAAAGCGACGCTGTACAGCTTTTAGGCTTCGATCTCCCTGGCTTGGCAGAGCACCTCAGCCACCTCGGTCACGACGTCGGCCATGTGTTTACATTGAATGGTGTTGTAAAAAAGCGTCCGCCAGCCCATCCGAGTGAGGGTGTTGTGGCGGATATAGTCTTGGGCTTGCCCCGTGGCGGTATTGTGGCCGCCCTTAATAAACGAGCCGCCCTGAATCTCGACAGCCAAAAGTTCACTGGCCCAACAAAAATCGAGCTTCCAGTCTCGGCCTGTGTGCGGGTTCCTGACGGCATACTGGCGGACCGGCTCTGGCAGGTTCCCAAACATCAGCACCCAGTGGGACAGAAAATTATTCTCTAAGGTTTCTTTCTGGCTGCGTTTGGCTAATTGCTTGACTTCGTCCTGGTTGTAATCCATTGTCCTGCTCCATCAGCTGCTCGACCCACTCCAGCACATCGCCCATTTCCGGGTGCCGACGAGCAATAATAGCCCAGTATCTCTGGAGATTGAAGTCGTAGGGGCGGCGAATCAAGATTAGCGCTAACTGCTGGCTCCTCGGCCACCTCTCCACAATTTGGTGACAGCCTGGGTCGCAGAGACAAATCAAAGCACATCGCTGATCTAGTGATTTAGAGCGAGTTGGTCCTCGACTGATCTCGTGTAGTACGAGTCCTCTCCGCTTCCCGCACCACTCACACTTGCCAATCTCAAGCTTTAGCGCCTCCCGGAACGGGGCCACTGCGGCGTTCCTACGCCGTCTCTTCGCCGAGATCCTTCTCATAGAGCCGCATTTTACCATCCCAGCCCGCTGTCGAGCGACTCCTGGATGCGGCTGTCTTCACTGTAGGACTCCATGATCTCCATATCCGGACAGGGGATCTTGAGCTGCACGCAGCACCGCCTGATATATTCCTCCGGCCAGATGGCCCCGATATCAAAGAACCGGTTAACTGTCCGGTTGGCCCAGTCCCGGAAGTGCTCTTCTGGCGAGTACCCTCCCCCAGTTCGATGTGGTCTCCGGCTCCACACCTGGAATATCTGTTGAGCTCGCTCGTCAGCCATATCGTCGTCCGTGACAGGAGTGAATTTCCCGGCCGTCGGGAGACACGGGCCGGGTCGTGTTGAGTGGTCGTCATGAAGCCATCTCCCTACCGCTGTTACGCGCCACCTGCGGCTGGGCGTGACGCCATTCGCTCGATATATTGCCGCATCAAGTGCCATCGCTGCTCGTCGTCCGCGCGATGGCACTCTTCGTCATTCAAATACTCCAGCTCCTGAACAAGGCACGGCGCGATGTCAAGCAATTGGCCGATTCGATCGTGATCCGCCGGGTCAATCTCATGTACGTTCGGCACGCCGCGGGCCAACATGCCGACACCAACCGTGCATACGTTTCCTTCGTCGTCTTGGAGTTTTTCCGCAATCAACCGCTTGTCCGGCATGGCATCGAGCGCCGCCAAGACATCCCGCAGAAACTTTTGCCCGCGGCGGCCACGGATGGCACTTTCGACCATACCTCGCCAGCGGCCAACGACCAAATTATCGTCTTCATAGTCCTCGGTATATCCGCTGCGTCCCATGTGTCTCACCTTTTAGATGCCGCCGTTGTCGCCTTGCCGTCTTTCGACAGCAGCTCAGTCGGGCACACGGCGTAGAGGTGACTCCATAATTCCGTGGTCAGACCGACATCCTGTTCCTTCATCGCCTTCCTTGGCGGTGCCGTGTGCGTGACGTACTCCGCTTCATACAGCCGGCGTCGGTTGCGGAACGTCCACAAGGCGGTTTTGCTCACGCCTGGGGCGGCGTAGTAGTCGATGGTCGGCGTTGGTTGGAGTTCGGTTGTCACAGCGGCTCCTCTACGTAAACAGGGCAGGAGGTGGCAGCTTGTTCAGCGATTGGCTCGTCGGGAACAACGCGCCTAATTGCTTCCACTACTGGCGGAGGCAGTTGCACATCGAGCCAATGGCAATACAACATGTGGCGTCCCTTTAGTGGATTCACCAGCCCGACGCTGTATCGGCACATTACGCACGACTTGTATTCTTCCGGCGGTTCAACCCGCTCCTGCATCGCAAAGTTCTCCTCTCGCACTAGCTCCCGTGTGTCTCGGTCGTCGTAGATGTAGGGGTTCATTCAATCGCCTCTAGCGATCTTTGCCACGCCTGAAGAAAAGCGGGGTCGCCTGCCCTGGGGGAATCCGTTCATGCGTCCTGGCACCCGTCGGAGCAGTCACGTCAGTCAGCCTCTTCCCGTCCGCATTCAGGAGGATGTGGCCGAACATCAGGCGTCCTCCAGTAGGCGGATGATGCTATCCGCCATCGCTCGCCATTGGGCGGCATTGGCGGCACGGGCGGCGGCATCGGCGGCATCGGCGGCACGATACTCGACAGACTCGCCGTCCAAGACACGCTCGAACATGGTCGCCACGCCCTGAATCGCCGCCTCAACGTCCTTTCTTCCGCCGGCGAATCGAATCACACCATGATGCTCGTCGCTCAGTAGCCATACGGCGAAGCGCGGCCAAACGAGAGATAGGTCTGCGCCTACGGGTATCGCTTTCAAAAACAGCTCTGGCCACTGCATCGCTTCGGCCTTCGGCACGCCGATTTCGATCGGACCACGGGAGTGGTTATAGGCATGGAAGAGGCAGCCGACTGAACAGCCGCGAGACTTCTGACCGGGCTTCTGACCGGGCCTCCAGCCCACTCTCTGGCACAGCTCGTCCGCCTTGCGGTGAGCGGCCATGCGTCTTACGTACTTGGACTTCACGGACTTGTCGTTGTGGTAGGCCTGGAGCATGGGTCAGGTTCCTGGGACTTAGGAAAGTTGATTCAAATGGGCCTCCAATGCCCGGTTGCGTTCCCTGCGGCTGAGGTATCCCTTCCCAGCTCCGGCCTCATGCCGTCCGTCATTCCGCGAAGTCTAGCTGCTATCTCATGTAGCGGCAAATTCACAAATATCGGTCCAGCTGGACGACGAGGAGGGGTCTGTCTCCGGCAGCCGGACCTGAACGATGTTCATGTCGTTGCATCTCTTGGTACGCTTTGCATTAGTCACGCAGTGTCTCCTGGAAGGCGTTGAACAGCTTGGTGAGCGAATGAAAGGTGTGCTCGTGCTTAGGTCGCCTGGACCAATCCATAGCGTGGGCGGCATAGGTCCCCGGCCAACCCGGCTTAGGCCCACTGCCTGTCTCCTTGGCAAACACGGCGGCACATTGGGAGTAGGTTAAGCCGCTTTTCATGGCCCCGTAAAGACGGGATTTCCATTTATTTAATAATCTCTGCTCGTCGCTCAGCCGCTGCGCCTGGTGTTGGCGAGCCGGAACCTCTTTAAGTCGCCCTTGTCCGAGTCGGATACGACGGATGGCTTCACCGGCCGCGTGGCCGCAGTTGGGGCAGCTGGGGCCTTGCGCCCGGACGTACCAGCACTTCGGGCACATGATCGGCTGCTTTTCACCGCCCTCCGCCCGCTTCCGCTCGATGATTTCCTGCGTGGTTTGCGGGGAACAGGTGGGCCACTCTGGGTCTTCGTCGGGATGAGGGAATCGCCAGTAGTTTCCGGCGAAATCGAGCCAGACGGCAGCAGTCTGATGCTCGTAAGTGCGCTTGATTCGCCCTAGTTTTTGCCAATACGAACGGAGCTGTGAGCTGGGCTGTAGATCAATCCCACATGACAGCACGGGGCAATTGCCTATTATTAGAACTTTCCCGTTACGCCTCGTGATTAAGGTGTCATTCCTAGTGGTGACGCACCACACTTCATCTTCCTGGCGTGACTCTTCCAGCGTGAATCTGGCGGACCGTTTGTCAGTAAGCCGCAGAGTAATAGATGAAGCGTCCCGAACTCGAACGTAATAGATCGCCTTGCCTTTTCTGGTTTTGCACTCCAGGAGGCACGTTGCCATTCCGCGAGTGACCGCCATTTGCATGTAACGGTCTGCTTGGCTCTGGCGAGAGCATATGAGTTGCCCGCCTTTTCCGGCCTGCTGGCTCCCGGCTCCCTTCATGAGTTCTTCCCAGAAGACAGTAAACTGTCGCTTTGTCATTCGCATCAAGAGCGGGGAAACGTCCCGGTCTAGATAGGGGGCCAGGCGGCCCCAGCCAACAACATTACCGCGGACACCCCTGGGGACGCAAAATCTGTGCGATTTCTTATCTGTTTTGTAGCCAGTTAGCGATGGCGACTTGACGCTTTCAGAGAAATTATATCCCAGCCGTTTCAGGAGGTCACGAATGTTGTGGTGCCAGTCCTTGGATTGCGCGATCTCAATTACTGAGCTGCGATTCCCGCTTCCCAAGCCGCCGTCTGTCATAAACCAGGCCACGAATCGAATCTCATCGTCAGTAAGAGGGATTCCCTCAAACAGCGCCTCGGAAGCCAGCGGGAGCGTCAGATCGCCGCTCAAGCCAATCGCCTCTCCAGCTGCTATGGATGACCATTCGTCATCAACGCGATGGTACAGCCTGTGCCCTTCAGTTACACGTAGATTTATGTGTTCGTTGGATGCCACCAAGAACCTCTCTCCAGCCCGCACGGGGCGTCTAATTGACGCCAAAACCGGTGCCAGCTCCGCCTCATTGCGATCTGAGTTGAGCGTCCAGATCAGTTCTCCCGCTGCCGGGATGTTGTTGATCCCGACCCATCCTCCGGCGGTCAGGATTTCTGTTTGTGCGTCCAGGCAGTCAAACCCCTCCTTGAGGACATCGCATGAGACCAGGACACCGTGCCCCTCTTTAGCAATTCTCCCAATAGCGTCTAGTCGCTCTTCAGGCTTTGTTTTGGCTGCGATGATTTGGGCCGTGCCAGCGCCGTACCTGGCGTTGAATTGTTGGACGAGTGAGCGGCCAAAGGGGACGCCTGGAACGAAGCAGACCGTGGCCTTGTCTTGATGCTGGTCCCACTCCTTAAACACATCCCCAGCGACCGTGCATTCCTGTACCCGCCGACCAAGGGCGGTTTGGTTGTATTCGCCCTTGACGATCTTGACGCCATCGAGCTGGGGCTCGGAGGGAGCCCAGACTCGCGTGGGCAGCAGGAACCCCCGCTCAATGAGTGCTGAGTTCTTGATCGGCTCCAGGAGGACGTCGTAGGGGCTATTTACCAGTGCCCGGCCTTCTCTACCTACCGGTGTGGCCGAGAGCCCTAGGATCTTGGCATCGGGGTAGAACGAGGCGATGTGCCAGAACCTGTCGGTATCAGAATGAGCTTCATCGTGTACCAGGAGATTCGCCTCTGGCAGGCCATCTCCTGTGGCGATGTTGCTCCACTTGTCGTAGAGGTGCCTGGACTCCAGGGTCTGGAGGGAGGCGATCTGGTTGGTGGAGCCGTGATTACCCTGCATGACGTCGGCCATAATGACGCCGTAGTCGATCTCGCAGTGCTCAGCGTCGTCGGCGGCCTGGTTGATGAGTAGCCGCCGATTGCCAACAAACAGCACCTTACGCCTCTTCTGGGCTGCTAGGTGCATGATGTAGAGGGCAATCTTGCGCTTCCCGGAGCCGGTAGCCAGGCACATTAGCACCGAGCGGTGTCCGGCTCTCCAGGCGTCGAAAGCCTGCCTCACAGCCAGGCTCTGATAATCCCGCAGGGTGACAAGAGAATCCATTCCCGATCTCTAGACTACTTGGAGGCCAGCTCAATAGCTCTCTCAAACGATCCCCTCACCGTTCCGAGTATTTCCCAGGTTGTCACGGCGGTGCTCTCTGGAACGCCTCCCAAGCCGTGCGGAGGCCGTCTTGCATGGTTTTTCGCAGCGACTCGTCTTCCGCCGCTTGGCAGTACTCATCGATGAGGCGGGTCGTGTCCTGGAGTGCCTTCTTAAGCCGTCCTCGCAGGTCTGGTAATCCCCCCACAGCCAGGCCCTGAGCAGCTTCCTCTTCAGCTCCCTGTCCCCCCGGATCGCCAGGATGTTCCTCAGTACCCTCGTCAGCGGCATCCCGTACATCGGGTCGTCGCTCGTGGCACTTGGCGCAATATTCTCCCTCCAGCTCTGGGTCGCCTTCCCACACATGCTTCCCTCCTTTAAAGCAAGTGTCACGATCAGCGGACGCTGCTATAGGCGGCAGCGGCGGGCTTTCTTTTTTAGGCTCTCGTCGCTGGCTGGGGATTTTTCTGACGGCGGCAGCCAGGCTCAGGGTATACAGGTTCCCCGGCCCCAGCAGTTCCATAAGGATGTCCCAGCCCCCAGCCAGCTTCATGTACAGTTTGGCCGCGGTGAGTCCGAAGCAGCAAGCGTCGCTCTCGATCAGGGCCTCAAAGGTCCCGTGCTTGCACTGCTCCTTCATCTCCAGTAGTCGCTCCCCAGCCGCCTTGAACTTTAAGAGCGACCCCTTCAGGTCAGAGATCGCCTCGCGGTGCAGGTTATTGACGCTCTCCAGCATCCCGGACAGTGTGATCTGCCCCTGCCTGAGGGCGATCTTGCGAAGGTCCTTTCCCATGACCCGCAGCTCCATTGCGTGTGTAGAGGTGTCAGTTCCAGGCAAATCCGAGGTCGTACTCTAAGTTAGCGGCTGCGGGAGCCTCTAGAACAGTGCGCCCCTCAGAAGCCTTAGCCATGTTGGTTCGTGGTGTGGGTGGACTTAAGCAGCTGAAATATCACAGATCTGGCGACAGTGGCCAGACCCTCATGGGCACCTGGATGGGTCGCCAACCAGCCCTCGAGGGCCGCCATGATGTCCCTGGAGTGCTCGCTATTCGAGGCGATGAGCTGTCGCGGCTCCTCGTTATTTACTACGGCGAACTTGCGGTTCTCATAGATCCTGCGGGCTTTTTGCTCTAAGAGGGAAGCCACTGGGGTAGGGACGGCATGGATCGGCTCCATGGTCACGCTCCTTCCCCGTATAGCAGAGGCCTTCAGGTAAAACTGGCTATTGGCGGCGAGATGGCTTCTGATCGCATCCATGTGACTCGCCGTGAGCGGCGCGTTGTCGCACAGGCTCCAGGCGACCGACCAAGTAAATCCTTGTGGGGTTTCAACCAGGCCGCGGACAGAGGCCGACTTGGAGGCAGCCGCCTTTCTGAGTATGGCTTGAACCTGCCCGTGATAATCCGCCTTCACTGTGTCGTAGGCCAGGACCTTGAATGGCAGTTTTGATGCGACGGTGCTTTCTCTCGGTCGGTAGGGAGCATGGCCCATATGGCAAGCCATTATTATCTCCAATTAGGCAGGCATTTAGAACAGTAAGGTCGATCCTTGGCTCGTCCGGCAACGGCCGGAGGAAACTCCACCCCCTTGGGCTTGGTGAGGAAGTATTTCATCCGGCTCACGGCCGAGAGTAGCTCGATGCCGCACTCGGCGCAATTGCAGAGCCGGCAGTTGCTTTCCTCTAGGAACTTGAGCGAGAGGAGCCGCGTGCGATCCTCCGGGGAAACTTTCGTCCGTCGCATCAAACGACTCCTTTTAGCGCGCTAGTGGACGGTTGCCTTCGGCGATGCGGATCAGCCTAACTTCCTTGTCGGCCCGAAAGGCATTCCACATTTGAATACAGGCCCGGTAGATGTCCTCAACGGTGGCCACGCGGAGGTTGCTGCCAGCCGCTTCGCTACTGCACTGGGCCGTGTTCTTGAGGTACTCCCGCAGGGCGTAGCGAGGATCGGTCTTGTTGGTTACGCCGATTCCGTCCCGCACCACCAGCCAAAACTCGCGAGCAATAGCCGGGGCCTTGTTGCAGGTTTCAAACATGGCCGCAATCCCGGCCGCCCGCTTCAGGTGCCTGAAGTCCCGCTGCCTTGACTCCCTGATGATCGACCCCACGATGAGGGTTAGCTTGTGATGTTCGGTCTTCATCATATCCGCTCGCTCATCGGCATTGTGCCATTTGCGTGCGTGCGCCTCATCCCACCGCCAGAGACCGTACCCAGCACTCATCATCTTCAGCTGCGGGCCGGTATATCCCGCAAATTCCTTGGTGCCTAGCAGCAGAGAGGTGACTACCAGCCCCGATCCGCGGCCCCGGCCACGATCCAGGGAGGCGTACAGCTGCCGGGCGTCCTCCACGGTCTTGCATTGGTACTGGAGCATCTGGACTGGGCAGCGGGTCTTTTTGCTGAGGCCCTCCTCATCGGCCTGGATACGCGCCCAGCAGTTATGCACGCCAATCCCTTCAGCGACGTACGAGTGATCTTCGTCCACGCCAAGGTCGTACACTAGGCCGGCAAATTTCTCTTTATCGATTGCCCGCACCCTGCGCCAGGTGGAGTCGGAATCCACCTCCGGGAGGCCCTGGTGCCTAGTTCCTAGCGTCGCTACGGCCACCGTCACCTTCCAGACTGGCCTGTTCTTAGTGAGTTCTTGGTGTATGGATGGCGCAAGCCAAATCAGTCGCCCAAAGTCATTGTCAAGTTTAATTGCATCCGGGACCGGCTTGTGATTCACCCGGCCGCCGTGTGAAAAGCTAGAGGCTGGAAAGGTTGTGCTTTTGGCCCGGCTTGCTGCGGACGATCCGCTTACGTGCTCGGCTGTCGTGATGACAGACGCCCACTGCGGGGCATATCGCGGCACTTTCACATGGTCATCAGATGTTAATGAATCTGCCGAGACGTATCCACGCCTGGTAAGAATCTCGTGATTGGGGGTGCAGCGGAGGTGCGCGTGACCCCAGAGCCGCACTCGGCAGAGGTGCCCGACGTGCGGCATTGAATGGACCTGCCTTACACCACGGCACCGCCCCTCGGCAGTAAGGACGTTGTCCATGAGCGTGACGTGCTCAATTGGCTTAAGCGTCCCGTCGGCCAGGCGTATTTTTGTCCCTGCCGGAAAGCAGGTGTGCTGCCCGTTCATGCGATAGATTTGGCCGTTGACATGAGCCACGGCCAGATTGACCTGCTCCCAGCGGAAGTTGCCAGAGAGCATTTCGCGGGCGAGATGGATGACGGATGTTCGGCCACAGGCCGATCCACCTTAACGTCATTAATTCAAAACTCTGAGTGGTTTAGAAAATCAGCCGCCTTCTCCACCTTTAGTTCGATGGTCTCTCGGTGCTTGAGGACGATTCCGCCTCCCAGGCTGGAGATGTCATAGACCTCCTCGTCGGGCATCTCGATTTTAGGGGCCGCGCTGTGACGCGGCTCGGCAATGGCAGTACCCATTCAGAATTCTCCTGAGGTGACGACGAGAACTAGAATCTGTCCAGTGCTTCCTGGACGTCTGGATGTAGCTTCCTCTGCTCCGCCACGGATTTGGCCAGCAGGGAGGCGTATATTTCGCGGCAGGTTTTGCCGGAGGCTTCGATCTCCGTCTGCTTGGCGATAGTCAGCTCAGCAACGAGCAGGGCGATCTCCAAATCATCTCGTTCCTCTGGGGAAATCGCCTTTTCGTCGTACCGCTCAGCGACACCAGCTCGGCACTTGTTCAGCAGTGTCGCGTTCGCCTCCCCGGCGGCCTTGGCAATGGTGTCGGCCGCCTTTTGGGCCGTACCTTTCATGTCAGCTCCGGTATGGATCCCAGGGATCATCTGTTGGAGATCCTGGATAATGGGAGGGACTGGCCGGGCGGGGAGGGCCTGTATCAGCCAGTCGTAGAACTTGTCGGCCAGCGGCAGGATGGCGTCCTGCTCATCGCAGAAGGCTACCGCCTGCTGGAGGGCCACGGAGCGAGCAATCCTGGCTCCCTCGTCATTAAACCCATCCAGGCTATCCCGGTAGCGAGGGATGAATCCACTCCCTTCACTGCTGCCGTGCCGCCCACCTCCCTGATATGGCGCTCGCTGTGGCCTACCTGGCCAGGCGGATACCTTCCATTTCTTTTTCCCTTGGTATTCACCCTGAGAAACCAACACAAACAACCCCTCAACCCCCACCAGGGCTTGGAGGTCGCTCTTCGCTTGCTGGGCCTTGCTTTGTGGGCAGTAATGTGACCAGAGCGACCCGTCGGCAAAATCTCCCTCGATAATCGAGAGGATCGTGCCGTCCTTGGTGGTGATGGTCTTGTCGCCGTCACTGATCCGGGTAATCTTGGCGGTCCGACTGGCTTGATCTGACATGGGGACTGCTTTCTAAGGCCTGAGGGCGGCCAGAAAACCAGCCCATCTCCCAAGCCTCCTTGAGGGTTCTAGACGTAAACGGACACTGTTCAAGCGGAATTGCGCTCTGGGCGGCTCTCCGGCCGCTGGCTTCGATCTTGGCTAAGAACGTGCTGCTCAGCAACATAGCGATCCTTCGGAGAAATGAGGGCCGTGAGGGCGTTCAGGCAAAGCTGATTGGCGGACATGCGGCGGCTGTAGGCCATCTCATTGACGGCGTATCTCAACCACGGCGGGACCCGCAGCATCAGCTCTACGCGGGTCTTGGGCTTCTTGCTGTTCATAGGTGCTCCTAGGCAATCCGGACCCGGACTCGCAGTTCACGAGCGCAGGCATTGATCGCCGCGGCCGTCTGGGGGCTAGCCCCATGCCGAGCGTCGGTGATGGTATACCCCAGCTCCTTGTACGCCTTGGAGATCATCCGGTTGGACGAGGTGATCTGGGCGTGGTTAAGGGAGGGTGAGTCGATTCCCAGGACCAGCGAGGCGATGGTGAGTCGGGCCAGTCCAATCCCAATTAGTTTCTTAGCGAAGCTGATCTGGCGGTCGGTGAATTCAGGCCTAGGGGCCCGCTCCAGGTTGATTACATCGGCCATTGAGAAATACTCCTAGCGGTGACGATGTGACGAAAAAACGAACAACGGCTGGATTCATCCCGGTATAGCCGGCCTCGTTCACAAGGGTGGCAGGCGGAAGTTGAATCCGCACCTCTAGATTCACCATCTAGCGCTCTAATCGTTTGAGCTACTACCACAGCACCTACAAGCCCCTTTCTAGCGCGAGCGTGGAGTGCTCGCCGGCGCTGCGCCAGCTGGCTAGCGCGAGCACAGCTCGCCAGGCTGGCTTATATTGCGTCGATCACGTCCTTAAGGGCACCCCGGAGCGTGTTGATCCGCTTGGTGTTGCTGGCGATCACGCCACGCATGGCGGCGATCTCCACATCCCTGGCCCGCACTTCATTAGCTAGCTGCCCATTTCTGGCCAGTAAAACATTAAAGGCGGACTTAGCAGCCACAGGCATATCCGCGGGGATGACGATTTCCTCCGGCTCGCTAAATAGAGGAGGCGTGTCCTCTGGATCACTAGCTACCACCTTGCCATTGTGTTTCCTGGCGGCGGCCAGTATTTCACCGAGCTGACGTTTCAGCGGGGACCATTGGCTGCGATTGATCCCGAAACGGGTCTGGAGCGTCGGCCAGGCCTCCTCGACATCATTCACAACCGTGAGCAGCTTCTCGCGGAAATACTCCCGCGTGTCGTGTAGGCGTTTCTTCTGAGCAGCGGTAGGCAAGGGAGCCTCCTTAGTGAGAAAGGGTGTGACGAATGGTGGCCCAAGCAAGCCGCCTGTGCGGTGCGTGCTCGCTACTGTAGTCACCGATTTCCTGGCAGTCAATAGCTGTACCGACAATCCCAGGAGTCTCCGCCCTAAGGTTTCCCTCAGGGCGGGTGGTCGAGGGTATGCTAGCGGCTTTCCTGGGTTAGCCCCTGGGCCAACTCTCCGCCAGTCGCCCACGTCTCTTCCAAGGCGGCCAACTCTAGGTCGCCCTCGTCGCGATTATATTCCAGACCAACCCCCTCAGCGATCATGTCCTCCAGCACGTCCGCGGCCTCCCGGAGGTCGCAAAATGTGCTGTCCAGGGCCCGGAACAAGTCGCAGGTGGCCTTGCATTCCAGCATGGCGTTCACCCACTCGCGAAATTCCTTCAGCGTCCAGTGCCGCTCCTCGGCGATCTCCTTGAGCGCCGCCGCCAGCCGGTCCTCCTTCGCCGGATACCGCGTTGTCGTTGGCAGCGAGTAGGACGCTCTGTATAGCGGCGTGTGCGTGACCGCGACCTGGCGAAAGGGAATCACGTTCTCTTTCCACCACTCCGGGAAGGCCGCGTCCTTGGCTGGGGTGGTGAGGAGATGTTCCAGGATCGTGTCCTGCAGGTTCAGGGGCAGGCTCACGGCCCACTCCGGCAGCTCATACCACTGAGACAGCCTCACCGGGCGGATGGTGTGTCGGAAGCTGGAACGGGCGTGGATGCTGTACTTATCGCTCCCTATCCCGCCGATTGTGATATGTAACCCCTCCTTGGTCTTTTCGTCGCCAAAATCAGTGCCCGACTGAAAGGCTGGGGCAGAACAATGGTGATGGTCGGTCCCTTGCGGCGACCAGCCGGTCCCTAGCCGCTGGAAGGTGGGGATGTAGTTCGGGTGATCCTGCAACAGGCTAACGTGCAGCCCGCGGCCCTGCTGGGGAAGCACCAGCGGCTCCCAGCGTCCCTCCGTGTCGTTCAGGAACCAGTTGACCTGAGCCTCGTTTTTGTGTGTCTGGTAGCTCCACTCAAAGAAAGCCAGTACCTGCTGGTGCTGGGCCAGCGTCCGCTTAGGCCCGCTCCAGAGATTGACCGGGTTCTGGATCTCTTCCATATTTCTCTCGGCCAGTCCTGACCAGCTGCCCGCCTTAATGATCTCATAAATCTTGTCCTCGGACTTAATAAACATTTGAGACTCCAATCAGAGTGTAGGTGTGGTGAACAACGAAGCAGGGAGAGTCGCCCCAGACGCAAAGCCAGGAAAGCCTGGAACGACTGACCGCGCCGCGTCAAGCTAGAACGCAATTTGCGGTGGCTGTTCCTATTCGCCATCCTCCTACTCGATACGGTTCCCCTCCGCATCAAACTCGTTGCCGTGCTCGGCAAGGAAGGCGTCTAGAACCTCCGCGGCGTTGTACTCCTCATCCTCCCTGCTGTCTGAGCCGATTTGCTCATAGTTGTTGTAGGAGTAGTCGTCTCCGTTGTTTTCAAATGACTCATTATCCCGGACGTACTGCTTCAGGTACTCGACCATGTTATCTAAGTCGCCTTCATTTTCCTCCACGATCTCCCGGATCACTCTTTCAGGGACGCGCAGCTCCCCAGCGTAGCTGGCGTCGTTGGCATAGTCGCAGCTTCCATATTCCCGGCGGTGGTAGCCGCCGGAGACTGTGTAATAGAGAGGCGTTTGTTTGGCTACCGCGGGTGCCGGCCGGGCCGCTTTGGCCGTCTCGTAGTTAGCCTCCAGCCAGGACCTGGGGTTCTCTTTTTCTGGAATCGGGATCCCGGTTTTCCGAAGCACCAAGCCCCGGATGTTGTCCGGGGGGCTGGGCTGGCACAGCAGCCCATAAATAGTGTCTCCCAAGTCTCGTTTCAGGACGCTGCCAATCGTGGCCGTCATAGGTTTTACTCCGGTTGGTTGTGAAAAACCGACACTAGGCATTTATCACCTCCTGGCGGTGGAGCCTCCGGATTGTGGAAAACTGGAGGAAGTTCACTTTGTGATGGATGGGCCAGTAGGCTTTCTCCATAGCGAGCACGGCGTGCTCGCCAGTGCAGCGCTGGCTGGCTCTCTTGTCCACGGCCTGATGTTCGCGGAAGTGAAACCAATACAGATGCAAAGCAAAGCTGGCCGCCCAGACATTTGCCAGGACCAGTTGGGGGCTGTCCTCTGACAGCTCTACGCAGCCGGGTGGCCCCAGAGGGTCGTTTTGGTGATCCGTGAGGATGGCTGGATAGATCGTCCTGGGGTCGTGCGGCCCGTTCCGCAGTCCCCGCTCGTAGAGCATGGCCTCAGCGTCGGTGTACTCGTTGCCCGCGAGAATCGCCCAGCAGCGATTTAAGTCGCATTCATCGAGCACCTCCCGCCGGCAAGTGTTGTTGTCCGCACAGCACCAGAGGAGCGTGGTGTTATCCATTCCATTGAATGCTCCGCAGGAGTAATACTCCGGAATAAACCCGGTGCCGTACTTCTCCGCCAAGGCCTCGGCTTTGTTGCGGCCAACAGCGGACTGGTTAAATAGCTGGCGGTCCAGGTTCTTGGTTTCCAGCGTATCCCCGTCGATGACGGTGACGGTGGCAGGATCAACGAGGCGAACTAGTTGCTCCACCACCCGACTGCCTATCCCACCACCTCCGATGACTTTATGTTTCATTGCACATCTCCTGAATAAGTCTACGTGCGATCTCAGATCGCAGCAGGTCGATAACTTGCCCCCGGGCGCTTATGACGGTGTCCTTAATTTCCTGGACCTGTTGCGGGAATTCACTGCTACGTTTGAACAGCCAGTGGACAAACAGAGGTAAGTCCATACCCTGGATTTCGTCTGGATCTCCAGACCTGACGGAAAAATCGACCAGCAGCTGCCGATAGAGGTTCTCCTCGGCAGCCGGCTCTGGTTCGCTTGGTGCATCAAACCTGACGCCAATCGAGTCATCTATAATTTCAACAATCATCCCCTGCTGATCCGGATGGAGGAGGGAACTCACTCGCTGATCGATTTGTGGGTTAGTTAGCATGGAGAACCTCCATTTCTAGCCGCGAGACGCGCTGGCAGCTCGTCCACCACTCGCTGGGGATGGTCTGGTTGGTGAGTGTCTGGGGATCGAAACTGAATATTTGCCTGGTCGCTGAGTTGGCTGGAGCCAGGTCCTTATTCCAGACGCTCTCAACGACGTGACGGATGGCTTTTTTGAGCAACAGCTCGATGTTGTTTGCATTTTCTCCGGTGAGGTGGTTCGCCCATTCTTCATGCTCCCGGTTCGGGCACAGCCGGCTATCGGTGTGAATATTAGGGAGCGGGAGCCGGAAGTAGCCGGTCTGCCCAGCCGCCTGGGCATAGATCAACACGTTACGGATCGTGGTCCGCTTCTCTATGCTCACGAGTTCACGGATCGTGGTCCGCTTCTCTATGCTCACGAGTTCCACGGTCAGCCATAGCTTCATGTTGTCTGGTGGTACGAAGATGCAAGTCATGCGCACACCGTCTGTCAGTGTCGCCCAGCAAGGGTTCAGCACACTATCATTCAGCATGTAGTTGGTGGTGATCGGCAGTTGCCGGAGTTGGACCGCCGCCAGAGTCACTCCGTTGTTGTTGAGTGCCATAGTCACGGGCTGGCCGTCCACCATAAACACCGAATCGATCCTGTGGAACCCGCTCTGTGAGACCCTGTAGAGGGCGTTTTGTATCTCCCCGGCTTCGAAGGTTTTGACTGTGACTTTTTGGGCCACTCCATCCTCGTCGATGACGATGCAATTTTTCATTGCCATAACATTCTCCTAGTTAGGGTTAGTGATTGGCGGGATAAAGATTGGTCCGAGTTCGTGCGTGCCTGGACCCCCAGGCTGTACTAGATGTGCTGGGACTTCTTCACAGAAAGCACCCACCGACTGGGGATGGTCGGATTCGCATCCGGGCCGGCACGGGAGTCTGTCCGCCGCATAGACGACTTCTATTCCGCTTGCCGGAAGGTAGTTCACGCGGACAATGGCTCCCTCGAGCCCGCAATAACGGTGGCTGCTATCGATGGGGACGTAGACAATTCTTACATACGGCATACCCTCTCCTTTTACTGACGAGGAATCGGGAGTAGAGGCCAACCCAGGGGCAGTCTTGGCCCCGCCCCCAGGTCGCCCCTATTCGCGATCCGTCCTCTTTCTATGACCCCTTTTGGCTCTGCTTGTCGTGGATCTCCACCACAACCCCATTAAACAGAGTCAGGGAGTCCTGCTGAGGAATGCCGCCGATGTGGCCGACGACATTCTGGCCGTAGCCCAAGAGACCGCGCACATTGGGGTTACCAATGACATCGCTCAGCGTGGTTCCATCTGGAAACTCCGTGGTTGTTTCGTTGCCGGTCCCATACCGAATCGTGACGCGCATACTAATCCTCCTAAAAAAGTGACGAAACGTAAGTTTCCTGCCTAAGCAAGCCAGCCAGCGCTAGCAAGCACAGGGTGCTCGCTTTAAGCAGTGTGACGAAAATGCGGGCGTGACATTTGTCAGATGTTCGGTCCTTCGTTTCCGGCGGCCCCCACCAGGCATACGTCCTGACAGGCCGGTTCCTTGATCTCGGTGAGGGCCAGCATCTCTTCCAGGCACCGCCTGGCGTCTGGACGAGTCGTCGCGGTAACGATAAGTCTTCCGGCTAATGAACCAATCCTCTCGCTAGAGAGGATATCGCAGTGGGTCTCTGGACTATAGTCGTCGCTGTAGGACTCGTAGAATTCAGCCAGCATTTTCCGACGCGCCTTCCCCTGCTTCTCGCTGGCCGTGCCGACCAGCCTCCAAGGCAATCCCTGGGTATACTCATCGGCGTTCAGTTCGTCGTCGTCGTCAAACGAGTCGTTGTAGGCAATTGCCATCTCCCGGCAGAACTGATCGACGCAGGAAGCGTTATCGCTCCACTTCTCGCCGGCCAGCACCGAGGCGATCTCGTTGACGCAGCCCACCCCTCCCGACGGTCCTTGTGGGTGATGTCCAATTCCCAGTCTGAAACTCTGCATTAGGTTTCTCCTTATGTTAAGCGTCCATTGAGTGGTCGTGGTCCATGTAATCCTCGTAGTCCGGGCCGAGTTCGTGATAAAACTCAGCCCAATCATCCCCATTCATGTCGTTGGGGTTGGTTTGATCTCTGTCGTCATCCAGTGGATCGGTCAGGCTTTACCTCCACGGTGGTGTCTGTGCTGTGAACAATGATTGGCGGAAAGTGCTCGGAAATAATGCCAGTCCACGGCCCTAAGGCAATGGTGAACGCTAAGTTGATGGTCAGAGTTGATCCGTCTTCACTGTTGATGACAACGGTATCAGCCCTCTCATCGCCGAGCAGCGGAGACAGGCGGCAAGCCCGGTCGATGTGTTTCGCTGTGGTCTCGGCCTGCTCTAAGGTAAATGATCGCGATTTCAGCCACTCCCAGTGAAATGATTGCAGATTCTTCATTGGCTATGATCCTTTATGGCCATTTCCCCTGCTGTTCTTTGATAGCCAACCGGTGCTGCGCCGTTTAGCTACGAGAAGCGCGATAACGGTACATAAGCCCACCCACCGCACAACTGCCGGTGGGTGGGGATGCACACCGTCACTCAGTCCACTCGAATCACATCGGCTAGGGGAAACCTTCGTAGAAACTCCACCCGTGCCTCGGCCCGACCGGTGGACCGGATTATTTTCTGCCGGTGGCAGCACGCCCCATAGCACCCGCCGTGAGGCACAAAGACGTAGGTGACGATGTAGTCCCGGTCCATAGCGAGCACGGCGTGCTCGCCGGCGTATCGCCGGTTGGTTCTCGAGACGCGCAGGAGACGATAGCCATCCTGGCGGATGGCGTCCACGAACGATAAAGCTAGCATGTGACGAATCCCTCCAGAAAACAGAAATCAAGGGACAATGTGGTGAGTGAGTAAGTGAGTAAGTGAGTAAGTGAGTAAGTGAGTAAGTGAGTGGGTGCGGCTGGTTTGCTATATCAAGCCACCTGGAAGTAGTAAAAACGTCGCAGCAGCGACGATATTACTTCTTCTGGGTGGTCAGGTATTCCACCCTTATCTTCTTCATCGGGAACAGGCGACCGACCAATTCCAGGGCCTGTTTCTTGTTCTTGGCTGTCAGCGTCAGGATCCGGTCGTTATTTCTCTGTCCGTCGTACGGCCCGCGCCAACTGACTCGGTAGCGACGTTGCATAGTGACGATTCCTCGGTTGGTGGATTGAAGTGAGCCATCGCTGCCGCATAAGCAGTGGTCCCATCCTCGTGGCGATAGACGCATCGATCGCGTCCCGTGGACTAATTCGATTCATCGGATTCTCCTTGTTCTCCTTGTTTACCTTGCTCTTTGAGGACCAGCAGTGCCTTAGTTCTGACCAGATCGACCGCCGCCACGATGTCTAGCTCCTCAGCTTTGGCGAAAAAGTACACCAACTTGCCTCGCATGAGGTGGATGGCGTCCTCATCCCCGTCTTGGAGCGCTTGGCAAATCTGGTCACACCAGCTAAGGGCTTGGATGGCGTTTTGCCTGTCTATTTTGGGGTCCACTAGATGTTCCTTAAAGCAGCGGCTAACTTCCTGACAATCTGTTTACAAAAACAGCCCCCTAGCATCAATACCAGTCTGAATTATGGGCTGCTATCCGCTTCCAAGAGCCAAGGTTTTCCTTGGTCCAGTAAGTGTTCCTTGGGGGCCGTGCGGGTGAGTAAGTGAGTAGGTGAGTAGGTGAGTAGGTGGGTGATTCCACTCGGCGGGCCGGCTACCCGCCAGCCCGCCCGCCGGCAGCTCGCCGCTGGCTGGCCCTGTGCGCTCGCCAGCGGCCCGCCAGGGCGTGCTCGTGCGGCCGGCCTGGCCTCGGCCCGCCAGGCCTGCCGCACGCCGCAGATCGCGTCCTAGGCCCGCCAGCTGCGGGGCTGGCCGCCCGCCTGGGCGGGCGCATAAAAATAGCCCGGTACGTACTCGCGTACGCCGGGCTATGTGCTCGCTCTGGGGGGCTAGTCTATTTTTTAGTCTATTTTTTTTCCGTCTTGGCTTTTCACGGCCACTAGCTTTCCGCCGCACTGAAAAATCACGTTCTTACCCCCGATTTCGAGGGTAATTTGACCACCAAACCAGTAGCCGAATGCGCCTGACTCGAAGCGGCCCCCGCTGAGCTGCCCAGTTTTTGTATTGGCACGCGGTTTTCCGTATTTTTTGACTGTATTTACCTTCCTGCTAAATAGAGTGAGAGTGAGCTCCGGAGCCAGGTCCCTGAACTCGGCCTCGCTGATGGGGCAGGGTCCGGCCCTGCCGGTTCCAGCCGCCGCGGCGGCCAAGAGTTTACTTTGCCAGGCAAAAAAGTCATCAAACCCCCTCCCTAGAGCGGCATAGGCGTCGTGTACGTCACGCCCGTCTGCCGCCGCCGGCGGGAGCCCGTCTGGCTCCAGGCACGAATCTAAGTAGGCGCTAGCTGCTTGTGCGGTCATGCTCATGGTCTGTCTCCATCTTTTAGGGGGAAATTGTGATTATGGCCAACATGGCCGGTGTATCTGGCCGCCCCGCTCACTGCAGCGGGGCGGATGATAGACCGCACCTATGTCTCATGCCTCAAATCCGAGCTCGCGGAGAGTCTCCGCGGCGTAGCGGCAGGCGAACTCCAGGAGCACTTTGGTGCCAGGCACGTACCGCCGCGCGGCCTCTGGTGTGGCCCGGCAGACGCCGGGCATACAGTGCACCGCCTCTGGTGAGTGGCACATATACGAGCAGGGCCTGTTTAGCGGCGCTGGCGGCTCATACCTCGGTCTCGTGGTCTCCGCCACCGGCAGCCCGGAGGTGGCTATACGTACATGCATGGGGAACGGCAGCCCCTGCTCGTCTACTACGGTGTGTATCCCCGAATGGAGGGGTAGTTTGCCTCTCAGAAATTCGCACACTGCCTGCCAGTCGCGCTCATTAGCCGCGGCGACTTCGGCGAGCTCCTCCTCGCCGAAGTCGCGGTGATTCGGGTGCCGCTCCTCGAGTCGCATATATGGCGTCAGCGCCTCCCTCCGGGCGCTCTGGCCGTCTGGCCGGAGGGGCATGGGCCGGGGTGGCTCGTCTGGGTCTATGGAGTCGCGCCACCGCCGCGACTCCAGGTACTCCGCCTCCCTCCGCCGCATATCTCGCCAGAAAGAGCGAGGGGAGGTGGGAGCTGGCAGCAGCGTGAGTTCTCCGCCGCTAAAAGACGCATAAGTGAGCATGGCGTGCCTCGTAAGTGAGTAAGTGAGTAGGTAGGTGAGTGGCAGCTACCAGTGTAGTCCGTGACTGCGGCGAAGTCAAGCCCCGCGCCTCCCCGGAAACCCGCCCCCCCCGCGAAAGGCTCGCACGCGCCGCCCCGCGCCGCCCGGCCTGGGCCCGCCGCGGAGGTGGCGAGGCGCGTGGTACAGCGGCCCCAGGGGGGAGGCCAGACATAGACTGGCGGCTGAGGGTAGATCAGGCGGGAGCGTGTAGTGCATGTCATCAGGTGTAGTCAATATGACTACACTGGATATAGCAGGCTATACTACTACTAGGGTGGCGTATAAACCAGCCGGTGCGGTGGTAATTACAGCTAGGGTGAGTAGTGGGTATGGCCCCATCCGCTAGGGTTCTTGCTTAAGATTCGCCACCCGGAGCCTGACCATTTCCACTCTTTGGCAAGATAGGCAACTTATCTAGCCCTATCATAGCTATTCTGTGATGCTCCCTTAAGGTTATGCGCCACCTGGACTCATAGGAGGCTTTGTAGGGCTTTCTTTTGTGTTATTGGCCTCTTCTCTCGCACGCCGGGAAAGCAGCCATAACGGCCTCTAGCGGCGTCCTGGCGATGTGCCTGAAGATCGCTCGTCTGGTTGACGCTGGAATATTCAATTCTATGGTGCCATTCATATGGAGTGAGCGGCTGCTCATCTTGCTCAAGAGCCAATCCAGGGCCTCCTTCTCCTCGTTATTCCAGGAAATTATTGGCGTTGCACCAACTTTCTGATATAAAAGATTACAGGAACCCCATATTTTGTGACGCTAAACCCACTAATCTGCAACAGGTATACACCATGGGCAGGCCTCGTTTACCTCCAGGACTGGTCCGGAATAAGGTGGTTGCCATCCGTCTGACCCAGAATGGGTACGATAGGGTGAAGAAACTAGCGGAAGCGAAGAACCTTAGTCTGGAGGGGTATGTGAGGCTGGTCCTGAAGCTGTTAGCGGATGGGTCGCTTCTGGTCCGGTGATCCCCCCGATGACATGCAGCATCTTCTCGATCTCCAGAAGGGCCTGGTTGTGCCTCTGGATGATATCGAGCATTTCGGCCAGGGCGACCTTGACGATGCCCTCCACCTCTAAGAGGCGTGTTTCGGTGGCCTTGACCTGCCCCTCCAGCCGTTCCATCCGCAGCTTGCCGAAAGTCATTTCATAATCCCCCTGAGCCTGCTTTCGAGTTCTTTCCGATCAATAAGCCAAGAGCAAAAATACTCCCGGCTGGCTGATTTGTGGACGCGGCCTCCAAGAATCAAACTGCTGTGTACGTACTGGAAATAATTCGTTCCCAGGCCCGTGCAGTGCATTACAAGGTAGTACTTGCAGGGCGGCCAACGACCGTGAAGCTCCACTCTCGGCGCGAGTTCCACGTCCTCTAGGCGGTTGTGCCAGGGGCCTCCGACGAAGCGGATGGTGGGCATGTCTCGATTCCTTCCTTAACACGCTCATCACTGCGGCCCATTATGTACCTGTACCATTCGCTGTGCTCACCGCACCAGTAATCAAACGTGGTCACCGGCACCATCCCATCCGTCCCTGGAGATTTCCTCCGGCACTCCCCCTTCCCTAGAAACTCCTCAGCTTCACTAGGGCACCAAAAACTACACTCGCCGCAGGTAGGCCTTGGCATCGCTGACCTCCTTCCTTTCTAGATACTTACGAACGGTCGCGGGCGGTCTGGGGTCCAAGTCGGTTCCACAGTGGGCTTGCTTGTACTCCACCATGACGTCCAGCCAATTAAGCGTATTAATGTCCGGCTGCCCCAGCTCTTTGTACGCCTTGGTGAACCAGTATAAATCGGACGCATAGTTCCGATTCAGCCGGACGCCGAACTGCTCTTTGATCTCGTCAATGGCGGACGATAGCTTCCTGCCACTGTCCACGGCGTCTTCGATCATATCCATGGCCGGCAGGGCCCAGGGCAGGAACATTCGCCGGCCGATGTTTGTTTCGCCGGGAGGGCAGTCCACGAGCTGGCAGAACTTAGGCAGTTTAGCGCCGTCGTGCCGGCCCCGGCTTCGCAGGCTGGCCTTGGCCGCCCGGACTAGCTCGCTCTTCATTTGTGATTCAAACTCCCCAAAGGCCTCATACATCACGAACATCATCTCGGCCCCTAGGCTGTTGGCGTCCATCGAGAGACCCAAGAACGAGACGATGTGCAGGCCGATTCCCCGCTCAGCAAACCAGCGGCGCTGGTGAGCAAAATCCTCCATGTCGCGAAACAGGCGGTAGTACCTATCCACGCACAGCTGATCGCCGGGTCTAAGGATGGCCACCAACTCCCGGCCGGCCGGCCGACGAGAAAAGCGGCGCTTGTGAGCGCTCTGGGCCAGGGGCTCCGAAAACATGCCGCCCCACTCTAGAATCCTCTCCGCCTTTAACATCTCAAAGAACGCCCGGATCCGAATCTCTTGGTCCGCGACGCTATCGACCTTATCGAACTTATCGAGCCGCCGCCTGTGGCTGAAGCGGGCATAGCCGTAGAACTTGGGAACATAGCTGCGCGGCGAGAAGAATCGCTGCTTGAATCTCATGGCAGGCCTCTGAAATTGCAAACCACCCGAAAGTACCAAAAACGGCGGCGCTGCGACGATTTTGCTTCTTTTAGGGGGCTAGTCGTTGAGCGCCGCAATGAACCGCCAATAGGCCTCCACCGACGAGGAGAGGCCGCACGGCTTCTTGACGCTTTCCATGCGAACACAAGAGTTAGGGTCATTGCGATCCTTGCGGCGTCCCTTCAAGCACCAATAACGAAGCGTTTCGTACGTCACTTCGTCTGGCAGTAACTTGCACAGCCTCGTAAGCGCAATCGTATGCTCCCGGTCCTCAATCGCCCTGTTCATGGACAATTCCCCTTAGCCTGGGTGAGATCGACCGTATTTTACTGTAAATAGACCAGTCCACCACTCAGATTTGCTGGTAAATATTTCGAATACCCAAGTTGCGCAAGATGCGCGGCGAATCTCAGGAGGCAAAAAAGCCCATATGCCAGACGAACTAGAAGATCTCTTAACTGCTGACGATTCGACGACTCCAGAGCCGGTCGAAACACCTGCGCCGGATCCGACTCCAGCCGCACCAGCCCTTCCCCCGTCCCTGCTCTCACGGGCCCACAGCGCCGGCCTGGACCTCGAAGGGATCGACAACAGCGACAAGTTCGCCGAGTACCTGCTCGATCAATACATCCAGAATCGCCCCTATGCGGACCACGGCCGTCAGTCGCTGGCCCGTCCTGCTGCGGCCCCTGAGCCACAGCCACCGCCAGTTCCTCAGCAGGAGGAGGCGTTTGATCTGGACGGCCACTTCGGCGCATTATGGAACACGCACACGCTCGACGCCCCCAGCCAGTTCGCCCTGGAAAACGGGATTGTGCGGCTGGCCTCGAATGGCATGTACGAAGCCGCCGAAGGCTTCGAGGCCATGGCCCTGCCGCTGCTCAATAACATCAACCAGGCCCATGTCGCCGAAAAGCAGCAGCGGCAGAAGCTGTTCGAGGGCAACTTCTACCGGAATGTCTACGACGGAATCCTCCCCGCCCTGAAGCAGGAGATGCTCAAAGAGATCCAGCAGTACACCACCGCCAGCTTCTCGGCTCGCGACCAGGAAGCCTTTGCTCAAAAGTTTGCTGACGAAAACACGGCTTGGCTTTATACTACTGACGGGGCGTTCACTCCCGACGGACAGAAGTTCCGGGACACAGTCGCCCAGCTCCGCCAGAAAGGGATCACCAATCCACAAGACCTGGCCGAGCTGGCGATGAGAATAGTGAATCCTCAGATAACTGCCCCCCCACCTCAGGCGACGAATAACGACGGACGGCAGCGGGATGAGCACGGACGCTTTGTGCCGGCAGGGACGCCGGCTCCCGCCGCTCCGCCCCAGACGAAACAAGAATCCTTCATTGAGTCCGCACGCCGGAAAGCTGCGGCTAGCAGCAATCAAGGCGGTTATTCGGACGGCGGTGAGGAATTCACGGTCGCCAATCAAAAAGATCTAGACAACCTCTGGGTCTCTGATTACCGCAAACAAAAAGCGGTCGGCGCGACCTAGAAGCGAGCCCGGCGCATCGTAAACCGGGCTGGCTTAAAGCGAACAATCGGACTGTTCAGGCATCACGCCTTTCTAAAGCTGCACGATGCAGCCTTGGCGGCCTGCCCTGGCATTCGATCTTTTCAAGGATGAAAAGCGATGTCTGACGAATGGATTGGAATTATCCACACTACGAAGCCCAAATACATGAAGATGGCTTCGGACATGACCGTCCGCCGGCGTCTCTTCCTGGCGATGTTCAAGCGAAAGGGCTCGATCACCTACAACAACGGCGGCGACGAATTCAAGTGGCAGGTGGAATTCAGTCAGCCGACAATGCACCAGCACGGCGACGGCTCGATGATCGATTTCACCAACCACGACGCCTTCCGCCAGGCTACCTTGCCTTGGTCGGGCTATGTGGTCCCCGACTCGATCACCAAGAAGCAACAGTTGATGAATAAGGGCGAGGAGGCCCTGATTAACTTATTCAGGACGAAGCAGGGTCGGACCACGAAGAAACTCCAAGACGGTATGGCTGGGGAAATCTACCGCACCGGCGGGACTTCGGGCCGCGAAAACTGCATCTACGGCCTAGAGACGGCCCTCACCGAGCGAACCGCCCCCGCGGCCTCGGACGAGATTGCTGAGCCCAGCACGACCTATGCCACGCTCTCCACGGCCCTCGCCAACCAGGGCGGGACATGGAGCGCCACGGGATCAGACTTCCCGAATGCCACGCTGGCCAACAACTGGCCCAATGGGCAGGGGGACTCTGAGTATGACTACTTCGCTCCGAAGCTGGTCAACTGGTCGGGCACGGGCTGGGGCACTGGCTCCACGACCTTCGAGGACAACTGCTGGCGGGTGATCGGTCAGGCCATCACCTGGCTCACTACCACGGGCGGTGACGACGGGATGCCGGACATCTGCGTCCTCAACCCTAAGCTTTTCCAGGATTACAAGAATCACGAAGAGGCCATCCGTCGCATCAACATCCCCCACAAGGCCGCCAATGACCTGGGGTTTTCCGGCAACACCCTCAACCAGGACGGCTGTGCGATCAGCGGCGACTATGACTGCCCGGTTAACACCGGCTATATGGTCAACTTCTCCAACCTGGAGATGGCTTGCCTAACGCCGGAGCTGATATGGATGGAAGGTCCCGACAAGGATCCTCGCAGCGGCTACGACATCCTCTGGTCGAGCGGCTTCTACGGGCAGCTGAAAATCGAGAGCCCGAAGCACCTTGGCAAGCTCTATAACTACGCCTAAGGCGAATGGTAACCAATAAAACCCCACTTTTTCAGGAACCGGGTAAAGGGTAGAAACCGACTGCCCCCAGGAAAAGGATTTCCCAATGTCTGACAATGTGATCGGCCTTCCCGGCCGGGGCAAGACGTACCTAACTGGCCCCAACCGCACGGCAGCCTCCACGGGCACCACGAGCAAGGCCATTGAGGGCATCAAAAAGACTTTCAAGGACCTGGACTACTCCAGCACGACGGGCGTTTACGCCCCCCGCACTGGCGGCTACTGCCGCTGCGTGCTAGTGCGGAACGGCATGGGTCGCACGGCCTTGCCGAAAATGGCCGTAACCTGGGCCAACGGCAAGGTCGGTAAGGAGGTCGATGGGTTCACGGTAGTTGAAAGCGGTCCCGGCGTGGCCGGGATTGTGGACGAGTGGCTGCCAGCTGCCGGGGCTGCGGCCAACGACTTGTTCTGGATCGTGACCAACGGGCCCTCGCGGTGCATTAACGCCGCCAGCGCTAGCACGATTGTTCACAAAGCGTGGGTGGCGGCTATCACGGCCGCGGCCAGCACCACCTCGACGACCGCCGGTCGCATCGTGGCGGTCGCGGCCACCAGCGAATCAACCACGACGTTGAGCCATGCCTTGAATCGTATCGGTCAGGCGATGAGCACGACCGCTACGCCCGGAGCCGACGTGCTCGTGTACGTCGATCTGCCAGTTTCCTGATGACCGAAACCCCGCTGGGCAGGCAGCGGACATAGCACATGCCGTCCCTGAGCGGCGTGTGGTTTTGTGATGGTTACGCCATTCAAAACCGGGGGCCACCCTTGAAGGAGCCTGCACTCCATCAGGGGTGGTTTTTTTGCGCTAAGGATTGGATTCAGATGAAGAAAGCTCAAGTCAATGTGTTTGTCGCTTTGTTTGCTTACTCAGGTAACGGCGGGGTGGCCTCGACCATCCCAGAGTTGGCGATCTGGCTCGCCAAAACATACTACGAGCTGAGGACCGATGAGAGGATCGGTGGCGTTGCGATCAAGGTTTACTCAGATACGCCAGTGACCCTGACCCGCAACGCCGCCGTCCGCGACGCCAGGTCATTGGGCTTCGACATGATCCTGATGTTGGACTCTGATAATGAGCCCGATGGCTACCTGTCGAACCACACCGATGCCAAGCCGTTCTGGAAGACGGCCTTCAACTTTGCCTACGAGCGGCTAATCCGGGATATTCCCACGGTGATCGCGGCCCCCTACTGTGGACCGCCCCCCCCGCCAGTGGAAAATCCCAGCTACGTCAAGAATGGTGATGTGGTGTACTCGGAGCTGTATGGCGGGGAGGTGCCCTACCTGTTTCGCTGGGGCAACCGCGAGAGCGACAATCCTCACGCGACGGTTAAGCTCGACATCCTGACCCGCAACGAGGCGGCCCAGCTGACGGGCATCTTCCCGGTCGCCGCCCTGCCCACGGGCGTGTGTTTGTTCACGCTCAGCGCCTTCGAGGGCCTGCCTCAGCCGTACTTCAAGTACGAGATGACCGATGATGGGGCCCAAAAACAGAGTACCGAGGATGTTGTCGCTACCCGCGACATCAGCCTGTACTGGAAGATCACGAAGGGCTACGACGTGCTGTGGGCCACCTGCGACTCTTGGGCCCTGCACCACAAGACCAAGAAGGTCGGCCGCCCGCAGTATGTGCCGATGGAGTCGATCTCCCAGACGTTCGCGGATGTCATCCGCGATAATCTTTCGGCCAATGAATCGATTAAGTACGTCAATTTTGCGGGGACCGACCGGGCCGAGGTCGATCCGAATCCGCCCCAGGACCCCGATCCGCGAAGGGGAGCGCGCGTTCCGGCGGACGCTCCTGCGGATATTCCTATTGACCGCTCGCGGATTGGCCTGAGGCACCTGGAGCTGGGCCCGGACCAGGATTATGTCTACCTCACGGATGCCGACCTGGCTGAGGCTCGGCAGCTGGTAGAGCAGGAGCTGGCCGCTTGTCCCAGCGGTGAGGAGGATGACACTGATGTTGACGGCACAGACGTGTGGGAGCCGGCCAGCGACCCGGATTACACCTCTAGTGGCGGTCCTGTTAAGGAGAACGGCCAGCCACTGCTTCTTAAGCATAAAATGGTCAACGGCCGGAAGGTAGCTCTCCTCCCCTCCGAGATCCCCGACCTCACTCTCAATGAGATCGCCGGCTTAGCCAAATATGTGGCCACGAAGGGGCAGGTGGATGTGGCGGTGGTAAATTGTGGGGCCGGGCAATCGCTGGCTGCTGTTGAGCCAGAGCTGCCGGCAGGATCCCATCTCTACGCCTACGACGCCTACGACCCGGAGCGGTTCGCGCAATTCAATAAGTTCTTTCGTGCCGAGCTGGAGCAGGGCCGCGTGCTCGCTAATCTGGTGTGCAGCGGGATGCCTAAGCCGCTCCCCGGTCAGACGTTCAGCCTGGTGTTCATCGAGCGGACTCCGAGCGTCAGGATTATTAAAGCTTGGGGGGAGGCCGTGGCTCACGGCGGCATCCTGGCAGGCCTAGGCAGCAGCCGTTCGGTGGAGGCCTACGCCAAGTCACTAGGCCGAGAGGTGGTTCGCCACGGCGACGTGTGGGCCATTGAGATCGGAGCCCCTGTCAATGCTTGATCGGATCGTACTCGAGGAAGTGCGTGAATGTCCGCAGTGTAAAAGCCGGCGGCCCCTGAGTGCATTCGAGGGGCTGCCCGTGGACGCTCGCTGCAACTCCTGCGTCACCACTGGCGAGGCAATGCAGATTTACGACCAGCGGGTCCAGATGGCGGGACAAAAACTGTCCCGCATCCTGGATGCCAACCAGGCCGGCAAGCAGCTCAAGCCCCTGGAGCGGATGATTAGCCAGTGCTACGACGCCTGGGGCGGCCCAGCGGCCTTCTGCGAGGACGTGGTGGGCTGGATTAAAGATCTGGCCGATCAGGGGCGGGGCAAGGGGGCTGCGGTGAACGCGGCCACGAAGCTCCTGGCCCTGCACGCCAAGGTTGATCGCATGAAGCTAGAGGATGACTGGAAACAGATGGACGACGCCACGATCCGCGACACGCTCAAGCTGCGGTTGATGGAGCTGATGGCCGAGGCGGCCGAGGAAAGCGGCAAAAAGGACGCGCTGAGCTACCTGCTCGGCCAAGAGGACGGTCCAGGGTAAGCCATGGCAGGCAGCCTGAAGTACGAGCTGGCCGAGATCCAGAGGGGGATCGCCGAGCTGGAGCTACGCGAGCAGCACCCGCTCCGGGTCTATCGGCCGTCGGATCAGCAGCTGCCGATCCATGAGTCTCAGGCCAGCGAAAACATCGTGACGGGCGGAAAGCGCAGCGGGAAAGCGCAACCCAAGGACGAGCCGATCCTGACACCGAATGGGTGGAGACCGATAGGTGAGCTGGCTCAAGGTGATATTGTTATTGGCGGTGACGGTAAGCCGTGTACCGTAACTGGAGTGTTCCCGCAGGGCATGAAGGATGTTTTCCGCGTTACGTTCAGCGATGGCTCGTGGACTAGATGTTGTGGTGAGCATCTGTGGTTAATCCAGACAGGCCGTCAAAGGCTTCGCGGCGACGGACAGTGGCAGGTGTATTCCGCTCAGCAAATAATCGATGAGTGGGGCGACGAGCCGCTGCCAGGCGATCGACCAGCGGTCCCCGCCTGGGAGAACTGGCGGAAAACAGCCCAGGAGAAGGCCGTCAAAATACTAAGGTCGATTAAGCCTGACGGGGCGGCAGATTGCGTGTGTATTAGCGTGTCATGTCCCGATCATACGTATGTTACAAGGGACTTTGTCGTCACTCATAACACGCTAGCCGTCGTCATGGAATTCGCCAGCCGCTTACTGGGCATTCCGATCATTCGCCCTGATGGTACGCCTATCAAGAAGCGGTTCCGTGTTCCGTCTAAAAGAAACAACGGTCTGTATTGGGTCATTGGGCTGGACGTGAAACACATTGGCCAGACGATCTACCACCGCCTCTTCTCACCTGGACTGGGGTGCGAGTTCCGCATCCTCCGTGACCATAAGACCAAGAAATGGCGGGCCTATAACCCCAATTTCGACGTGGAGAGGTTCGAGGAAAGTGTGCTCTCGCCGCCCTTATTTGGTGAGCACTTGATCGTTCCCAACAGCTGGCACATGGAGAGCTCGGCCGGCAATATCTTCCACAGTGTGCGGATCATTAACGGCGTGACGATGTGCGCCTACCCCACCACCGGCGACCATCCCAAGCAGGGCGATGCAGTACACGGAATCTGGCTGGACGAGGACACGGCCAATGCCGCCTTTTTAAAGGAGTGGCAGGACCGCTTGATGAGCGTGCGGGGCTGGTTCCTGTGGTCGGTATGGCCCAAGATCCACAACGAAGCCCTCATCAAAACCATCGAGCGGGCCAAGCGCCACCAGGACGACGAAAAGCCGCCGATTCAGGTCTTTCAGCTTACCGGTTCGGACAACCCCTACTCCGACCGCCAGGGTATTCAGGAAGGCTTGCTGCGCATGGATGGTGACGATGACGAGGCCCATCGTGACCGGGGCGACATCTCCGCCTTTGTCTCCGGCCGGAGGATGTACGACTTCGGTTCGGCGATTCACGTCGTCAAGCCGTACGACGAGCCGCTGCCAGAGCCTGCAACCGCCCACCAGATTGTCTGCAACTGCCTCCGGGACGCGCAGCTGCCGCACGACTGGACCCGCTACCTGGTGATTGATCCTAGCCATACTCGCACAGCCTGCCTGTTCGGGGTGGTCCCGCCGCCGGAAGTGAACCGGGTGGTCATGGGGGACCGGCTTATCATCGAGCGAGAGCTGATCGTCAAGAAGCACACTCCGGCGATGTTCGCAGCCGCCTTAATGCCGCTGACGGAAGGCCTCTCGTTGGAGGCGTTTGTGATGGACCAGCGGGCTGGCCGGCAAACCAACATCGGCAACGATGTGACGGTGTTCGAGTCCTATGAGCGAGAATTTCGCAAGCGGGGCATCCTCTCCCGGCTGACGAAGGCCGGGTTTATGCGGGGCTGCGACGATAAGGAGCTGCGCCGGCGGACGGTCCGGGCGTTCCTAGAGCCTGTCGAGGACGGCTGGCCGAAGCTGTGGATATCCTCAAAATGCCACTACACAATCAAGGAGTTTTACTCCTACCGCAAGAAGGAAGTGGCCGACAACGAGGGTAATATGGTGCCCATCGACGAGCCGGTCAACGAGCGGATTCATGATTGCATGGCAGCGACGGAGTACCTCTGCGAGTACATCTCCCATCGCTTCCTGGATGGCACCGCTTACGTGGCCCCCGCCGAGCGGCGGGCTGGGGGCAGTCCCGCCTATCACGCCGCCATGCGGATGATGCAAAAGCAGGCCAGGGAGGCGGGTGGTCCGTATGTCCACCTAGGACCCGGAGAGCAATCACTCAGTTTCGCCTAACGCACCCCAGGAAAGGATTTCGATGAACGAAAAAGCTTGGAATGATCTGGAGGCCGACAAGAAGCGGCCCCAACCGACCCCCCCGGTCGGATATGCCGTGCAGTGGTATCGCAGCGGCAACACCTCCGATCCAGTGCCGGCCCTGGTGTCTGGCATCGAAGGGCCCGGCCGCCTTAAATTGGTGGCATTCCCCATCAACACCTTTATGCAGCACAAGTCGGGGGTGTACCATGTATCAGCCAAGGTCCACGACCAAAAAGGCAACCCCACCACCGGGCGCTGCGGCTCCTGGGATTACTACCCGGAGGACAACCATTACAAGCTGTTTGAGGCCGAGGTAGCCAGGCGGGAGGAGAACCTACTTCGAGCTGAGGAAGAAGCCAGGAAGGCTTCCGCGAGGTTCGCCGAAAAATTACTGGAACGAGAAGAGTTGATGGCCGAGGCAGCCGCCAGCCGAGCCACGGCCACCGTCGCTAAAAAGAAGAAAGTGCTCTCGCCAGAACCGCTGCCTGCCCCCACTGAGCGGATGTAATGAAAGTGAGCAAGGATGCTCGACCTCGATGATTTAAGGAATTACGAATTCCTGCGTCCGTTGATCGCCGGCTGGCTCTCCAAGATCGAGGCTGCGCTGACATCGCCAGGCAGGAAGCGGTGGCTGGACGTCGGCAGCGAATGCCAGATGTTCTACAACAAGTCGGCGGCGGCCATGTGGGACCCCATGTACGCCAAGAAGTTCTGGCGGGGGGTGAAGTCGCCGCGATTCCGAGTGAACATCAATAAGGCCTTTGAGTTTACGGCTATCTACCTCCCTAACCTGATGTGGGACGTCCCCCATCGCACGGTCTCTCCGAAAGACAGCCTTGAACTGCCTCCCGATCTAATCTCCCATCCGAATGTCAGGCAGGCATTGGCTCAGCAGATCCAGCAGAAGAGCACGGTCGATCGGCTCACGGCCCACCTGATGCAGGGCTGGCTGAACTACACGCCCAGGGAGATGCCGGGGGGGGGCCTGGAGTGGCACAGCGAGATGGCCCTCTTGGATGCTCTCCTGAAGGGTTCTGGGCACCTCTGGCCCGCCCCTTATTCCATGCCAGGGTCCGACAAGATGCTCACGGGCTGCTTCCATAAAGCCCCAGAGGACTTGGTCTTCGATCCGGACTTTAAGACCTCCCAGGAATGTAAGTGGATCGCCCTGAGGCACATTCAGCCCCATTGGCAGGTCGAGAAGAAGTTCCGGCTCCCCGCCGGCTCCCTGAAAGGGAAGGCCACGCTAGAGTCAGGCTGGCACCACGCCGAGGCCAATACGAAAGACGGGTTCGCCGCGGAACGGGCGAGCGGTAAGACGAACGATCTGGTGGTGTGGTACGAGGTCTGGTCGAAGATGGGCGTGGGGGCCCGCCTGACCGGGATGACGAGCTTACTGAAGAATCACTTGGAGGAGGTTGTCGGGGACTATGCGTACCTGGCTGTTTGTCCGGATTGTCCGTATCCGCTCAACTGCCCGGCCGACAAGATTCGGCGGGGGGCCACCGATGAGGAGATCCGACTGCACTTCGAGTGGCCCGTCCCGCTCTGGGCGGATGACCGCTGGCCCGTGGAGCGGCTCATCTTCTGGGAGGATCCCGAAAGTCCGTACGGCGTACCCCCGTTATCCCCGGCACTCGGAGAGCTGAAGGCCATCAACTGCATTGTCTCCTGGCTCGTGAACCGCACCTGGCACGCCAGCCGCCAGATGTGGGCCGTCCTGGGGCAATACCACGACGACATGAAGAAGGTGCTGGACGATGGAGATGACTGTAGTGTCTTCCCACTCCCGCCGGGAGCCGAGGACGTGAAGAAGGTTCTCCAGCTGATTGAGCAGAAGGAGGTCAATCGGGATGCTTGGGCCGTTCTGGAGCTGCTCAGCAACGCCTTCGACAAACGAATGGGCATGACCCCGTTCGTCTATGGTCAGAACGAAGATGGAACCCAGGATCGCACCGCCTCAACGACAGAGGCCCGCAAGTCCGCTGTGAGTGCCCGCCCCGAATACATGCAAAAAAAGGTCGTGGCCTGGCAAAGTCGGGTGGCTGGCGTCGAGGCGATGCTGTCCTGGATGTTCGTGAAGGGCCGGGATGTCGAACAGCTTCTAGGGCCAGTAGGTGCCGGCCTCTGGCAGCAGTACATCGAGAACGCCGATCAAGAGACGGTAGTCCGGCAAATGAGCTACGAGGTGGCGGCCTCCTCGATGCGGCGGCCCAACAAGGAGCGTGATATCGCCAACCTCCAGGAGGTGATGGGTCGCTACCTGCCGCTCTTGCAAGCCTACGGCGAGCTATCCGGCAACTACACGCCCGTGAACGGCACGATGCAGATTTGGGGCGAGCTGCACGATATGGACCTAGGGGCTCTGGCGATCCCGGAGAAGGATCCCAATGACCCCAATGCCCAGCTCGATCAGCAGCTGAAACAGGCCGAGGTCCAGAAGACCCAGGCGGAAGCCCTGAAGCTTCAGGGCGAAGCCCAGGCTAACCCCCTGACCGAGATCCAGATGGAAGCCCAGTTTAAGCAGCAAGAGATCCGGCTAGAGCAGAAGGCTGAAGAGGCCCGCGTGGCGATGGAGATTGAGAAGCTGAAGGCCGAGCTGCAAGCCAAGATGGCTGAGCTTCAGATGAAGCTGCAAGAGAAGCAGATGGAAATGCAGATAAAGGCCACCGAACACGCTCAGGAGATGCAGTTCCAGCGGGAGAGCAGCCAGACCGATCTAGCCGTTAAGGAGGCGCTGGGGGCCCAGCAGATCGAGCAGGGCCGCCAGCAGATCACTCAGCAGAAACAGCAAGGCAACCTCCAGCTTAAACAAGGCCAGCAGAAGCTCCAGCAGCGGAAACAATCCAACATCGCCCAGGTGCAGGCCACGAAAGATCAATCTCAGGCGAAAGTCGCTGCCACGAAGTCGCTGGCAGCGGCCAAGCCCAACTCTTCAGGGAGTAAGTAATGAACAGCTACGGATTACACAGCCAGATGGCCCCCGACCGAGTCCAGGTTGGTGCGCATGAGGTCCTCCCAGCGACCGTTGCGGCGGAGATCCGCGACCTCTACGTCCAGCTTCAGGCTCTTGATGACGTTACCGGCAGGCTGAGATTAGGGCTGGCCATGGTCATCACTGACAGGCCGGTTCCAGTGCCGGAAGAGCCAGGCTCATGCCGCGAAGCGGCAACGCGATGCGAGCTGGCGGGCCAGATCAATGCAGCCACCACCCTGGCTTCTAACATCACCACCAAGGTGAGTGACATACTCCGCAATCTGGACCTGGATTAGTAAATGAATCTAGAGGCATTTTTTCGCGATAACGAGGACTGGCGCAAATACTCAGACCTGGTCGCTCTGCCTCCACTACCAGAGGAGATGATGTCGGAATTTTCTGACATCTGCCCGGAAGTCCTGGCCCGCTGCATGGAGTTCGTCAACGAAGGCGGCGGGTCCGTGACCAGGGGGGCCGTCTACCTGCGTGTCCGGCGGGAGGACAAGCGAGAGGCCGGCGACAAGTGGGCCTCCATGCTGGCCCTCAACGCCTTTCCCGGCATCCAGACCACCGACACGTTCTGGGGCGGCCGGAAGCCCTGGCACGAGCTGTACACGGCCGACTACGCGGCTAATGTCAAGAAGAAGCTGGCAGAGAACGGATTTAATATCAAGGCCGGCGATGAATATATGCCGGAGCTGGCTCGGTTCGTCGGTGACCCGGAGGCCGTGGTCCCGTTCGGCGGGGCCAGGAGCTATATCAAGAAGCTCTGCGAAACTCGCGGCTGGGCCGCCACAGGGGCGGTGAATGTCAAACATCGGGAGCCGGACGCGGATCTGCTGGCTAATGAGAACTGCCCTCTCAGCGAGAAGGTGATTCGCCAGAAAACCAGCGATTTGGTAAGATTAGACCCCAGCCTGAAGAAGCTTCACCGCCAGGAAATGCGGGAGAAAGTGCTCGAAAAGTTTGGCCCCTCACGTTCTTAGCCTCTCCCGACCTCCGGGATGCTTAGGACATAGTCGAAAGGATTCGCTCCTATGTCGTTCTCACGGAATCTCACAAACCGTCTGCGGGCCGGGCTCGGCAGCGCAGGGGCTGCCACGGAGCTCATCACCGCCCTGAGCAGCAACGCCACGGGTGCTGAAATCGGCCGCGTCGCCGACGCCAGTGCCCGCATTGTGAATGTTGCTGCCTCGGCTACAGCCTTGGCCCTCACCGAGACGCTCCACGCTGAGCGGATCGTTCTGGTTCCGATCATCACCTCGGCAGGCCTGACGATCACCCTGCCGGCAGCTACTGGAACCGGCAACCGGTACTCCGTGTACAACAACGGCGTCCAGACGCTGTCGCTGACGATCACGGCCCTGGCCGGAGACATCCTGTACGGGAAGGCGGTCGGTCATCACCTGACGGCGGGGGCGAGCGACTTGTTCTATCCCACTGCGGCGGATATCAAGTACACGTTCAACATCACCACCACGGGCGGGGATGGTGGGGATCGCTTGGAAGCCATTGATATCGCCACCGACGCCTGGCTGGTTGACATCAGCTTCACTGGGTCGGGGACCCTGGCGAGTGGTTTCGCCTAATGAGACACTGGACGGCATGACCCTCTCGGTCGATCCAGCCGAACTGAGCGTAGACATTGGCCTACCCACGGGACCGCTGATTCCGTGGCAGACCAGCCTCTCCCTCGCCAAGACGGTCAAGTACTGCACGGAGCGGGGGATTGCCGTCGGGGTGGCCTGCATCGCCGGCTCCTCGGTAGTAACCTGGGCCCGCACGAAGGTCCTCGACACCTTCCTGCAAGGGAAGGCCCGGCATCTCTTCTGGATCGACTCAGACATTCAATGGGAGCCGGAGCAATTTCTAAGGCTGCTGGCCCTGAACACCCAGTACCCAGTGGTCTGCGCCACCTACCCCCAAAAGACAGATGAGCAGACGATTGTTATTCGCCGCCAGAACCTGGAGCATTTCGAGATCAACCCGCACGGCCTGATTAAGGTGGAGGGGGCGGGGCTAGGCTTTACCGTCATCACCAGGGAAGTGGCCGAAAGGATCTCAGCCGCCAAGCCATTTGTGTTCGACCCGGTCGAGCAACGCAGGATTCGGGACGTGTTTCGCCTGGATACCGTGGACCGGGGTCGCGAGCATCCCGATATTCGCCACGAAGACATGGCCTTCTTCGCCGACTTGCTGGAGTTGGGGTATGATATTCACTTGGATCTCACGATTCAGCTGGGGCATGTGGGGCCCAAGGTGTATCGGGCGGATCCGCTCGTAGCCCTGCGTTTGGAAGACGCTCTCCGGGGAGCCCAGGATGGCCATCACCACGTACCGTCACCTGACGTTTCATGACGCCTGCGATCATGTATTGGATCAGGTAGTCGGCGGCGATGGATCGCCCCGCAATCGGCGACAGGCCGTGCGGGCCGTCCAGGAGGCCTACAACGAAATCGCCGACCGGCGAAAATGGCGGTACTTCTATCGCCCGCTGACGATCCAGACAGTGGCCAGCCAGACCTCCAGCACAATCACCTATACGGCGTCCAGCCGCTCGGTCACCCTGGCCGCCGGGACCTGGCCGACGGAGGCCACGAAATATGCCCTGTATATCGATGGCAAGCGGTACAGTGTGGCCACCCGCAGCTCCAGCACGGTTTTGGTTTTGGACGAGAAGGACGCCCCGGTTGCCGACATTGCCGCTGGAACCTCGTATACGCTCGCCAGAGACACGTACGAGCTTCCGGACAACTGCCGGGCACTACTGGAGCTGTATGACGCGCAGGCTCCGGGGAGGCTTGTATCGCGTGTAGACCCAGGTGACATTATCTGGCGGCAGCGCGTCCAGCGAGGGGCTGGCCAGCCGTTGTGCTACAGCGTCTACCGGTCGGAGAGGTTTTCCGGGGCCCTAGCGGTGCATTTCGCCCCCTCTCCCAACTCGGCCCTGATCTATCAGGGGCTGGGTCTGTTCGACCCTTTGGAGCTGAAGATCCTGGATTACCAATTAGGGTCAGTGGCCACCACGGCCGATAGCGACCAGGTGACGGGGACGAGCACTGCCTTCACGAGCGACATGAACGGGGCGGTGATTCGCTTCAGCCCCACTGGGGTCACAAAGATCCCCACCGACCTCCAGGGCGAGATCGATAAAAACCGGCTCGAGCCCTACGCCATGCAGCGGGTCATTAAGACCCGTGATGCGGCTGCCACCTTGACCCTAGAGCAGGCTGCGGACCAGACTCTGACCGGTTCCGGATACCGCATCAGCTCCCGCATCGATATCGAAGCCGGGGCCATGCGAAACGCCTTCCTGCGGTGCTGCGAGGCCCGCTTCGCCACCCAGGACCGGCAGCGGTCTGAGGAGCGGGAGGCTCGTTACGAGAAGGCCCTGATTCTGGCCCTGCACGCCGATCAGCGGGTCGTGGACAGCACGCCTTCTGGCTGGGCCCCAACCAGCCTGGCCGAGGTGGCTGGAAACATCAACCTGACCACCGGCGGAGTGCAGCCGTAATAGATGCCTGACTATTCCAGTAATCACGGGCACATTATGGTGGCTCTCCAGGAGCTGGTGCTGAGCCTCCAACCCGCTGATTGTCACGACACCGAGGTCGCAATCCGCCCCAGCTGGCTGTTCAATGGCGAGCCGATGCGGGGCATTTCGATCTACGACCTGGGCGAGCAATACCACGAAGGCACTATTGGCACTCAGGACATCGGTTACCGCTGCGGGATCGTATTCGCCCAAAAGGACGACATGGACGCCACCCTCGACAGCGATCAACTGATTGCCTGGCGGGAGCTGGTCCGGCGTCGCTGCACGGACCAGCGGCTGAATGTTACAATCCCTGGGGCCACCGACCCGGCTGAACACGTAATGATCGTGAGCCGCTCCGGCGAGGGCCTCACGAACCCCAAGAAATACCCCAACTGGGCGATCAGCCGGGTGGTGGTGTCGGTATGGCTCAGGGAAGTCAATCCAGCCATTCCTTAAACGGGAACGGAGTCCCGACCAATGCCCTGCGAGGGAGCTGCTCTAGAGCGACGGCGAGCACAGGCTCGACAATGGTACTACGACCAGCGTGATCGCTGGCCGCCTGGGCGCTATCCGCCAAATGTTGATCGCGAGGCGTCTGAGTGGCTCGCAGGGCACAGGGACCGGCCAGAGGTCAAGGCACACATAAAGCTCAGACAGCGAAACTACTACGCAGCGAACAGGGAGAGGCTCATCGCATCCAGCCAAGCTCGCGTCAAGAGCGACCCGATTGCCAGGCTCAAGCACAACCTACGGTGCAGGCTGCGCGAGGCCATTTACGTCGCCCAGGGACGACGGCGAGGCAAAACTGCCTCAGCCGTGCGGGACCTGGGGTGCAGTATTCAATTCTTCATGGAGTATATCGCTGCCAGATTCAGGGATGGGATGTCTTGGGATAACTGGGGTAGATGGCATCTCGATCACATTAGGCCTCTGTGCGATTTCGATCTGACCGTCAGGGAGCAGATTCTAAAGGCTTGCCACTACAGCAACATGCAGCCTTTGTGGGCCCACGAGAATCTGTCAAAGAACCGCTATTCGGCCAATGAAATTGGGGGTGCATAATGCCTTGCTCGCAGGGGTCAATGGCCCAACTATGTATGAAGGAAGGCAGTGGAGCCATCGATTTCTCGTCGGGGGCGACCGGATTTCCATTCTTTCGTGAGTCGCTCCAGAAGCGCCAGAGGATCGGCCACCCTGATCTTATCATCGGTTCTCGCGAAGAGATCTCGGAGCGGGCCCGGTTTGGCCCAATCTTCTACGGCGGCTGGGTAGTGTTCCCCTTATCTGCTGGATTCGCGGACTTCTTCTTTCCCTGGATCCTCGGCTCCGACGAGAGCACCAACACATTCGCCCTGGCAGAGACCCTGCAAACCTTTGGGATGCTGGTCGATAAAGTTACAGGCGTTCATGAGTTCTACAACGGACACGTCAACCGGGCGATTATCACTGGCCGGCAGAACGGTCCAGAAGGTTCTCCAAATTGGCTAACTTGCGCCGTCCAGTGCATCTTTCGCAGCTACCTAGCCCCCGGATCTTCAGAGGCTTATCCGTCTGTCACTTTGGGCGTGACGGGTGACTTGGCCCCGCTAGTGTTTGAGGACAGTGACAGTGGCGGAACGTCCCAATTAGTCCTGGGCGGAGCGGCTCGTGAGTACAAGTCCTTCGTGCTGGACATCAACAACCACATCGAGCCGCGGTATGTAAACGCCCTCGAGCCGACAGCCCTCTGCCCTACCAGGCGGACGATCAACCTGACTACCACACATCCCTACGACTCCGGCACTAGCGCCCTCTACAACGCCGCGGTAGCGGGAGCGGCCGGCACCCTGACATTCTCCAACAGCAGCACCAGCATCCTGTTCACGTTTGCCACGCTTCAGGCCGATATCCTGACACCAGTCGTCAGTGGCAAGCGTGAGATCGACCTGGAGCTAAAGATGAGCGCTAGACGGCTGAGCAGTATCGGGAGCTTGGTGGTAACGGTTGACGAAGTAGTTTAGGTATCATATGTTACAGTGCCCTTTACGGAGGTGCTGGCAGTGGCATTCAGGGACCTAACTGGCCAAACATTTCATAGACTTACGGCCGTTTCGGTAGCCAGGAGGCCTGGCGACAATGTGATTTGGCTGTGGTTATGCTCGTGCGGAAATAAACTTGAGGCTCCAGGGAACAGGGTGGTTTGTGGGAACACCAAATCATGCGGATGCCTAAAGCTTGAATCCACCAGAAAAAGAAGCCTCACCCATGGCATGTCGCGTTCGCCAGAGTACAACACTTGGTGCAATATGATCGCGAGGTGCGAGAAGCCGAATCGCCCAGACTACAAGCATTACGGCGGTCGCGGCATTTCGGTATGCCCTAGATGGCGATTGTCTTTCAGTAACTTCCTAGCCGACATGGGGCCGAAACCGTTCCCTCGCGCAAGCATCGACCGCAAGAATGTAAATGGCGATTACTGCCACGATAATTGCCTGTGGACGACCCCCAAGAGGCAGACAAGAAATTGTCGCGATAATCACTACCTGACCTACAATGGGAAGACGCAGTGCTTGGCTGATTGGGCGGATGAGACAGGCATACATCCCCGCGCCTTGCGTAACAGAATTATGAGGCTCGGCTGGACCGTTGAGCAAGCCCTGTCGCTTCCTAAGCAGACTCGCTGGACTCGCCGCCGCCGAAAGCAGTAAAAAAGAGCTTGCCATGGCTGGCACCTACGAAGACGACGAATGGGAAGACGGCCCTCTGGAGGACGAGGCCAGGGAGGAGACCGCTCCTGTCGACCCGGAGGATGTCGGCGAGGAGCTTCAAGCTCAACTGGAGAAGTTTGACGCTGAGCAGGACTTCGAGTTTGCCGGTGAGCCGGAGGTGGCAGATCCAGGTATTCCACCCACGGCCGAGATGTTTTCCGACAACGCGCCCGCCATCCCGGAGGGAGGGGCCCTTGATGAGCAGCTCCAAACCCTGGAAGGAACGGAGCCGTTCGACTTTCAGCAAGCCTCCGCAGAAGCACCGGAAGCGCCGAATGTCTCGGCTCCCGATGCCAATCTGATGGACGAGCCCGATGACGAGATCGGCTTCCCTCCGGAATCCTTCGGCAAGTTTCTAGAGCAGGGTGGCGAGACGGACGGAAGAACCGGCTCCCTGCCAGGAATGCCGAGGGCCAGCCAGGATGGCCCTATCGACCCGCTGAAACAGCACCTCGACTCCAGCTTCTCCCTGGCGCGGGCCCAAAACGACTTCCTCATCGACCACAGCCAGCAGCTGGATGGGCTGTTGGAGGGCCTTGAACGCGGGAGGCTCTGATGGCTTCAGTGGCAACTTGGGGCAGCACGTCGTTCGCCGACAATGAAGTGAATCTGGTCAACGTCAACACGACCAGTCGGTTCAGCCAACGGAACCGCCGCCTTCAGAACATCGTCTCGATGCAGTGCTTTGGCGAGATCCAGGCCGCCAACGTGGCCTTGATCGTCGCCCAAGCCAACGCCTACGACGCCGCCCTGTCGGTCAATAATCAGGACTTTCGTTACACCGTAGCTGGCTCGATTGCCCACGCGATGCTGAACGACTCCAGCTGCCTCAGCGGGACCAGGATCGTGCAGAAGTCCTTCCCGAAAGGGGATGGCACGGAACTGGCCAACCGGCGCTCGTTCTCATTCACCGTCCAGGCCGTCTATGACGCCGTGGACGATGACCTCGTCTCCTGGCAGGAGAGCGTGGAGACGGTTGGCGATGGCGGCCCCAGGTTCTTTATCTTAGAGAGCGCGTTGACGGTCCCGGTGGGGATCGTTACGGCCAATAATACCGTCGTCGCCTACAATCAACGGGGAATGGCCGTGGGGTACTCGGCGTATCCAACGCCTCCTGGTCCTGTGAATCCAGCCGGCGAGATGCGGGCGGCACGTAGGATTACCCGCATGAGCGCCCAACAACTAGGCAACGGGCTGCGGTTTTTTCCGATCAAGTGGTCCTATGTAATGTATAGAGATTTTGCTTCCTTTGGCCCCGCGGAGTTCCTACCCTTCTCTCAGTAGCCTCGGCTGAGACATGAAAACTTCGACCTGATCCCCGGTGAATCCCATCCTCAGGCATTCATTTGCGAATCTTCGGCTGATGTGCAAGGCGTCAGATATGTCTGCTGCACTGGCAACCGTCCCGCGGAACGTCGCTCTCTTTGTGTTGCGTAAATTACGCTGCTGCTCTTTGCGGGTGGCCCAGCGGCAGTTGCTTGGTTCGTAGTTCCCATTGCTGTCAATGCGATCAAGCGTGTGAGAGGCTGTTGGGGCAGGCCCCATATCGTGGAGGAAATTCGTAAATTCCTCCCACCTGAGGCAGAATCCTATTCCTCGTCCACCATAGTAAGCATAGTGTCTCCCCTTTGGGTTGCCGCACCGTCCCTTCATGTGGGTCCATATCCTCCACTCCCTCGTCCAGGACATTCCATGCTTTGTGCCTCTCTTCCTCCTGTTCAGTTCGTAGCAGGCCGGACACCTCTTGGTCACCCCTGCCCGAATATTTCCCCACGACGCCGAGTGCTCTTTCCCGCAGTCGCATCGGCAGAGTAGCTTTAGAGAGCGATGCTTTCCACCCCAGCCGCCGTGACCAATAACAGTCAGGCAGCCGAACTTCTTACCCGTTAACCCAGACAGCCTGTCATCCTGCCACTTCCTCTTTGAGTTCCTGATATTAGTGCCCCTGACCTCAATGCCGCACGACCCGCACCTTCCAACGGCTCCAGTGACAACGTCCAGTGGCCTCCGCTCAAGCACCTCTCCGCAGTCACAGCGACAGAGCAGCACAAAGCCTCCCCACCCTCTTTTTTCCGACCTGACAAGGTCAAGTATGGTGAGTGAATTAAAACGAGTGCCTATTAGTGTAAAATAGGTACTCGACTCCTTACTTTGCCGCGGCCGTCCAGTTCTTGCCATAATCAGGAACTATATCGTAATACTAACGATTTTGCAAACACTTAATAACGCCAAGGATGGTGTGAAATGGCAACCGCCAAGTGGATTGGAGCTGGAGCCAATGTCCGGCAAAAAGACCGGATCACCTGCACCGGCACCGGGGACTGGGTCTCTACGGATGCGATCACGTTCACGATTGCCAGCGTCAGCTGCACGATCACACTGGGGGCCTCGTCACTATTTACCGATGCTCAGGTAGCCACCACGATCTATCAGGCCTGGGAGGGGATCACGCTCACCGATACAGCCTGCACACTCACCGGCTTCACGATCGCCGACGGCGGCATGAAGGCGATTCCCCAGTTCAGTGAATTCACGGCTACGAACGACACGGCTGGCCGAGTGGATCTCCTGGCCAACGGGACGGGAACGATAGCCGGAAAGCCAATCGTCCTGACAGTCACAGAAGCCGTCACGGGAGATGAAGCGGCTACGGAAAGCACCTTCACGACCGCCACTAGCCAGTACCACGCCAATCAGGCCGACAACTGGGATGCCAATGCGGTGCCAGGCGATGGCGATACGGTTGTCTTCGACTCCGGAAATGTCCATTGCCGCTACGCCTTGGACTTAGGGTCGATTTTGGTGGCCCAGTTCACGAAAACAAAGACCTATAGCGGCGAGATCGGCGTCTCGCGCTACAACAAAGACAACACGGCGAAGCCGTACTTCGAATACCGCACCCCGCGATACCTGACGGCGGATGGGTTCACGAACGCCGACCTGGAGACTGGGGAGGGGCCCGGCAGCGGCCGGATCTACCTGGACGGCGGCACAGTCGCCTCGACCTACAACATCTTCGGAAAGGGCACTCGCGTTGAAACTGGCATTCCCTGTGTGCTCATTATTGGGGCCAATAACGCCAATGTTGTGCGAAACCTGGCCGGAGATGTGGGGGTGGCGTTCTATCCTGGAGAAGCAGCCACCCTGGCGACTCTGGTGACGGGCGACGGCCCTAACTCTCAGGCCAGCACCGTCTGTGGGGCAGGCGTGACGTTCAACTCCGCTACAGTCACGATCAACGGCGGAACCCTGGATACCTCCAGCGCCCTGGCTACCGGCGTAGCGAATGGCGGAGTCTGGCAACATCGCTCAGGGACAATCACCAGCCTCACCGTTAATAAAGGGGCCAGGTTTCAGCCGATGGGGGCCGCTACAGTCACCACGCTCGACCTGAATGGCGGGGAGTTCGACTGCACAAAAGGCACGGCCAGTTTTGCCATCACCAACGCGGTTACGATGTCGTCCGGAAGCCGGTTCATTGATCCCCAAGGCCGCACCGGGAATATTAGTGTGCAATTAAGGGACTGCAAGCTGGCGGACGTTTTTATCGACACGCAGCCAGGAAAAACCCTGACTTTCTCATGACATTTCTTGCTCGTAGGCACGGATGCCTCTAGACAGCTCAGTATCGTATGGTGGAACCACGGGGATCAGGGCGCTGCGGTTCCCGTTCGGCCGGGGCGTCACTCCGTCGGTAGCCTGCATCTACTGCGTCCCCCAGCAGATCGACCCCACCGGTCCGCTGGCCCTGAACTACAACGGAGGAACGATCGCTATCCCGGACATGGCCGTGGCCTCGGCCCATCTTCGCCGCCGGCAGGACGGACGGCACCCGCTCATGACGGTCTACCTCAAGGACCGCAGGTGGCGGTGGGCAGGAAAGACAGTGAGCGGATCATGGAACCGCCGGACGGCAGCTGGACTGGTGGACGACGCTACCAGGAAGACGCCGGGAGAGCTGGCTGGCTTGATCTTGGCCGCCTTAGGGGAGGGGGCTTACGACGTCAGCCAGATGCCCACAGGCGTCTTCCCGCCTGCTGAATGGCAGAATGCACGGGCTGATCTGGCCCTCCAGAAGCTGTGCGATTATGTGGCCTGTGAGGTGGTGCTGAATCCCCTGACCAACACCGTAGCCATTGTTCGTCTGGGAGTTGGATCAACTACCCCCACGGGAGTGGGCGAGATCCTGCCGAAGTTTTACTTCTCTCCTCGGAGCAGTGTTCCGGCCAGTATTCGCGTCCTGGGCGGCAGGGCCATCTTCCAAAGCGCGCTCCGCCTGCGGGCGGTGGCTAGAAACTACGGAACCGGGCAGGTCAGTCTGGTCGATAGCGTGAATTTCAAACCCTCGGCGGGCTGGGGGAACG